TACGAAGAATTAACAGGGCAAGAGACAACACCACAGCCCTACACAATAAGCTGGCTTTTTTTTAAATACTTTGCATCGAATAAATATAAGAAGAAAGCACCCCGCACCCAGAAAGATTACAAAGATTACGCCAGGGCGATAACCAAACGACAGATAAACGGCACTTCATTTGGTAGCTGGAAGCTGTCCAGTGTCAGGCGTGTTACCGTCCGATCTTATTTAGATACTGCATCTGCACCCGTTCAAGCTAACAGGCACATGACATTCCTATCTACTGCATGGAACTGGATGCTTGAGTTTGATGACAACCTGCCACCCAATCCTAAGACCGGTGTTTCTAAAAACGATGAGTCCCCACGCACCTTGTATGTGGAGGATGCTGAATACTACAAAGTGTTGGGCATGGTTCCTGATTGGCTTGGCATCTCAATGGAGCTTGCTTACTGGTGTAGGGCAAGGCGTCAAGAGGTGCTGAACTTTACCTATGAAGACTATCAAAGTGGTGGACTGTATGTCCGCAGGGCAAAGCGATCACAAGATGAGATTACTGTATCTAACAGGGTGACTCAGTTGGTAGAGGAAAGTCTTGCGTTGCCTAGAGTTGATGGCTGTAACCACATCATCCGCAATAGCAATGGCCTGCCTGTTACTGCATCTGGATTTAACTCAGCATGGCGCAGGGTCAAGGCAAGGATGGGGGAGGATCACTTTCATTATCACGATCTAAAAGCTAAGGGGATTTCAGATATGGAGGGTGAGCAGTGGGCAGGGCATCGAAGTAAGAAAGCGTTGGCTGTGTATCAGCGCAAAGCGCGGCGCATCTCCCCTGTCTACTCTTCAGACTGACGGTCTGTTACCTCTGGTGTTACCTCATGCACCCCGGAGAGTGGCGCGGAATATAGGATTCGAACCTATGGCCTCCGGTTTCGTAGTCAGGTAGTCAACAAGCCAGAGTGTTGCAGTTGCTACATCTCCAGCGATGCGATGAGGTAACAAGCACAATAGTAATAAGCTGTAAGCCGCTTGAATACTAGGGTATGGGGTGTGAGGTAACGGCTGTGTTACCTCATTAGAAGGCCAGCATTTTGCTCTTCAGGGCTGGCTAACTGAGTAAGCACCTTGCTGTCACACGGAAGAGACAACAAGGCGAGCGTTGGTAGAGTATCAGCCAACGACAGCAAAGGCACCGTCATCTGCTACTCTACGTTTGAATGAAGTCCACGATCTAACAGACTCCCCTCCATTCATGATGTCCCACATAAGACTCAGTGCTGTAAGCATTGATTCTTTAGCATCAGCGTGGCGACCTGTTGTGCCTCCGACTCCCGTTTCTTTTTGAGCCTGCCGTAGTTTCTGGCAGTACTTCAAAGCCCATCCGCAAGCATCATGTGGTGATGCCTGATTCATTGGCTCACCTAAGTAGGTGAAGATGTCGAGAGTTAAGTCTGAGTTATTCTGATGCCACTGATATAGCACATATAATAACAGCGACTCAGGTATTGCACGATCAGATCCTTTGTAAGCCTTGAGGACTACACCTTTGTATGACTCCCAGACAGAGCGCAATCCTGGCCTTACTGTTTGCAACCAATCATAGATGGCACCATCTGACTCATTGAATGAACCTGCGTGAGCATAAGGTGCGCCCTTGCCTGTCCGCTCTAAAGTTTTCTCGTAGCGCCACAGCATCTTGCCTGTAACGTGCAAGATTCTAGGGTCAGGCCATTCCTCAACAGTCATAATATCTTTGAGGTCGCGGGTCTTTCCTTGGTCAATGTACTGAAACATCTCAGTCTCAATGCCTCGACAAACCCACATCCTTTGATCTATATCTGCCTGCACAATAGCCTGTAACCTGTGCTGTCCATCGATCACTCTGCCTTTGATGTCAATCTTTAAGGTCTCACCTGTATCAGCGTGCCAATTGCCCGACTTCATATCCTGAATGTAACGCTTCACGAATGAAGGAGTGACGTTGCGATTTTTAAAAGTGATCGATGATCTCTCTAATAAATCACTGGCCTGCTGTGGGGTGATAGTCTCTGCTTTAAATGACAACATGTTTACTTCTCCTGTTAGCCTGTCGGATCGGGTAATGTGTTGGCTCAATGCCTACATCTCCATTTCCTAGCGGCTTAGGTTGTAACCAGAAGGCCGGTTACCCACCATCTCCACGGCTGTGGAAATTCAATAGGGCGAATAATCATCCCGCGTTAGCTCAATCGCCTGGGCGTTGCGGATATGATGATCGTCCGTTGTCTTGTTTATCTGGCTGGCTCTCTCTACTGCGCGATCGTGTGTGTAAAACACTGGGCCTCCGATGCCGCACTGAATCCAAATGCGTGGCATCTTCTGTGATTCATAAAGGGATGGGCGGACAATGCCCGCCACTAGATACTTGTTAGTGTTCATGATTCGCACTCCGCTATCGCATACTCTGCGTTGTGATCCTGAACAACATGCCAGCAGTGTTCGCAATATCTATTGGCGTCATCCTCTTGCTGATAAACAGGGCCGCTAACATCAGCCTGACAGCCATCGCAATATTTAATGGCCAGCCATTCAGGTGTGTTGTATTTGCGGAGCCAATGGGGAGTGACGTAATCAAACTTGCTTGTGTGCTTTGTGACGTTCATGCCATTGCCCTCAACTTGTTAAGCGTGTCCTCTTTGCGTTGGATGTGATGCATCTCCGTCGATGCCTTGCGGATAGCCCAGAAAAGGCCTGATGCCGCTGTTGATAACGCTCTGTAATAAGCCCAGTGAATATGAGCTTCGGTGTTGTGAAAGTTTTTGCGGTGCGACTCCCTTGCATTAGCACTAAACTGTTTGTGCATTCGGTGTCGGCGTGCCGCCTGTGCCGCCCTGTCTCTCAGGTGCTGGCGTTCTTGTTTAAAGAATCTCAGCGTGTCGGCTGGGTCTGTTCCTGCATCTCCTCTCATAGTGTTCTCCGATTTTTAAAACCAGCTAGATAGGTGGGGGGTAAGTGCTGGCTCATGATTCAAGCCAGCGGTCAAAGCTCATTGCCTGCTGATCTATCTCTAGATCGCGCAGGTAATCCTGATACTCGTCTTCAAGTTGTGACATCTGAGCAGGAGACAAATATTCGGGGTCGTCTAGAACAGAAGTGCTAACGCTACATAGCATCATGCTGATTTCCTCCGTCGACATAGTTCATCACACGCATAGTGAAACTCATCCCAGTACTGGCCGGTCTTGGGATTGTCAATTTCCTCGCCAGCTTTCGCCGCATCGTATGCGTCACTTTTGATGTGCAGTAAGGCCGAGACATCAAGCTTTTTAAACCGTGCAATAGTGTCGCTGTGCCAGCTACTCATGACGAACACCATTCACGCGCCCACTCCCTTGCGCGTCTTTCGCTTGGGCATTGAAACCTTCGGGCTTGATTGTTTGGCCCAGTGGCATACACAACAACCATCCCCTCGCAATCAGGCACGTCAATAAATATTTCTGCCTCGTATCCAAGGCCGCGCGTGCAATAGATATAATCTATCTGAATCATGACGAACACCTCGCTCGCGCTATTGCCATGCTTTCATCATGCATCTGATCTAGTTTTTTCCATGTGTCATTGCTTTCCTTCTTTTTCCACGCTCTATCCAGTGCGGTCTCTCGCTCTCGGTGTACTTTTGCCGCTTCCGAAACAATACGGACTCGGCAATTTTCGCTGATGTCACAAGGCAGTAAGAGAGGGAAGCTAAACTTTAACCACATCACTGCCGCTTCGATTCCGTCGTGCCTCTCCTCGTCTGTTAGCTCGCTGTACTCTCTGAATATAATCATTGGCGTTTCCCTCACTGGGTTCTGACACTCCCAACAATTCCAGAGTGTCTCGATTTCTGTTTGAGTAACGAGGGCCATTTGGCCCCCGCACATGTCGCAAGTAAGCGTTGCTGTGCTAACTGTAGTCATGCCGCTACCCTCACTTCTTGATTAACCTGCTCCTTGCAATAGCTGACTACTTTGGTGGCGAGTGTGCTGGCCCTGATAAATTTATTGCTGTCGTCCTCTAACAAGCTGGCCCAGTTTGCCAAGTAGCTGGCGTGATGTTCGATGTCGTAGTCAATGCCATGCTCAGCACATAAAAAGACAGCGGACAATTCTGCCACCAGTTCTTCAAAGGCGTACTCCTTAGTACCAAATCGATGAGCCATGTCACGGTCAAGTCTTTTGCTGTGGCCTGTGCTGTGTGCCAGTTCGTGAAACATGGTTGATAAATAACCTTTCACTGTTTTGAATTGGCACAGGTCAGGCATCGAAACCTCATCGGTTAGCGGTCGATAACTTGGCTCGCCTTCGCGCATCTTTACACCGAGTGCAACCTGTAATGCTGTGGCTGGTGTCAGGTCTGCGCCATCATGCACAAAGATGGGATCCCTTATATCTTCAATGCCGTGAAACTGCTCAATGTTTGCGGTGTTAGTAACCAACATAAACGGTGGCTTTTTCTCGCCGGTCTTCTTGTCCTCCTCGGCAGATTTAAAAAAGTAAATCGGTAGAGTCTTGCGTACCGCATCGCCTTTCTCACCCTTCATCTGCAGTCCCATCTTGAAAGCTTTGGCCACTGAGATGAAACGGTTGGACGTGTAACCGTAGTGTTCGTTGTGCGCCCAACAGCTAACAGCGTTACCGATGCCGTACTGATAATTTGTTAGGTGGTTGCAAGGCATCCCTCCTTTGGATACCCAGCCTTTAGCCCATGGTGCGACGCCGTTGTTAATGGCGTCTAAGATTGGCTTAACTACTTGATCGCTACGGGCGCTCATGATTCTGGCCCCTCTGTTGCTATTTCGCTTCCTTCTTTTGCGTCAATCTCATCGCAGTGTGCTAGCCATCTATCGGCATGAGTTGCCATAACCTTTAACGCAAGTCGGATTTCGCTCATTTGATAGTCGTCCTCATCACCTCCTTTTAATGCAAGAAGGTAAAGAGGGAGTAATTTTCTATATGTTGCAGGGCCGCTAATTGTTTGAATGCTCATGACCACTCCCTCCCTTCGATTTGATACTCAAGGTTGGTGTGTACTTTGGCCGCTTGCTTCATATAGAACCTAGCCTTTTCAAGCGCGGAGGCGATGCCGATCACATCTATGCAATAGGCGATCTCAATGCCAAACTCTTCGTCAACTTGGGGGTTGCGATTCATGACGCAAAGCCACTGCTTTTTTGGCTTGCGATCTTTGGCGCGGATTACTGGGGGTTGGTTCTTGGTGTCCATATTTGTTTCTCCGTGTTTTGGTTGGTCAAATGGCAGGTGCTACCCTCCCCATCTGATTTACACATATTACTGCAACAATGCTAATCCGTCCAATACCGATTTAGCATATAGGTACGGGTTCTTATAACCTTTTTAAGCACAGTTGTTCTACGTGGAACATTTAAAGGCTACGCCTTTCCATTGAAATTTTTGAAAACTGACCCCCTCCCTATTTAGCTGGTGTTGAATGTAGACGGGAAAAGAAGGGTTCCCGTCGTGTATTACGGGATGAGCCTGCCGCAGTGCCACCGTCATAAAGAGTGCAGTTATCAGGGCTTGCCCGCGCTACCATCTGTTTGATCTTGCAGTCATATCTGGCCATTGAACGTAGATCGATCTTTCCGATGGTAACCAGTGAGCTGATTGGGTGTGTCGATGGTTAATAGTGGTGTGTGGCTGGCCGCTATTTATTCCCCTCGTTGCATCCTGCGTGCCGATTATCGCGTACCATCTGGCTGTATTGCTCGCTCTTAGGTCGGTGTGACCTGGGTGATCGTTAGCCTGCGGACTATCAGCGGCTACCGGGGGGAGGGGTGCGGACTGCACTACCAGTAGGAGGTGCCACCCCCGTTTACTAGAAACCGTTTTCCGAATATTAAAAAAAGGAGGATGCGATATAGGACAGTGCCATACTGCTGATGATTACTGCGGTTCGGTAATTGGTAGACAACACAAGACACTGCAAATGCAGTAAAAAAAAGACTATCTGACGAGCTATTTAACAGGATTACTACAAATCAATCACGGGTTACGTGTCTACCCTAACTACTGCTCTCGTTCGTTAGGCCGGCTGTGCCATGTGTCTTATATCGTCTCTCGGATTTCCCGAGCCTCTGCCGCGTAGCATATCCTCCAAGCACAATACCCCTAATCACTAATAAGCACAATAGGTATTGCAATCTTCTTTACACCTAATTACTATTCGGGCTATAGAGTAAGGATAGTTACGCTTATGACTAGCACAGACCTGCTAGAAATAGCAGAGAAGAACCAAAAGAAGCTGGAGGCCGATATAGCTGAATACTTGGCTAAGGGCGGTCAGGTGCAGTCGTTTGAAAAGAAAGACCACGATCAAGCCCAGCGTGACTTCAGAAAAGCCAAAAGAGTTAGAAACGAGTCTTATCGACAAGCCGCATTAGCGCGCTTATAACTAAATGGTCTATGTATGACTGACGAGTTATTAGACAAGCAATTATCCCGCCACCAAGAACGGAAGGCTGAGATAAAGGCTAGGGCCGCTAAGAAAAAGGCGGCAGGTAAGGGTCGTAATAACACTGACCTATTACCCACAATGTCTAAGGCTGAACAGACCAGACGCTTACATGAATTAAAGGCCGAATTCCTAACGTCTAAACACTTAGATCGTTTCAGTAAAAAGTTATTCGATATAGCTATGGATGATGACCATCAAGGTCAGATGGTTGCTATGAAGATGGTAGCTGAAAGGATCCTCCCTGTTATCTCATTCTCTGGTGAGAGCAATAAGTCCTCCGCTGTACAGATCAACATCAGTGGATTGCAGGTTGAGTCAGTAGAAGCCAAAGAAGTTGAACAGCCACCAGTGTCTATCCAATGATTGGCAGAGCCAATAAATGACTACTTTAGATCTCAGCTTATTACCTTGGCAAGAATCTGTCATGAAGGATCCTGCTCGCTTTAAGGTGATTGCGGCAGGTCGGCGAACAGGTAAATCCCACCTAGCGGCTGTCTCTTTGATATTAGCCGCCCTAGATGGCAAGGATGGCAAGGTCTTTTATGTAGCTCCAACACAGGGGCAGGCTAGAGACACCATTTGGCACACCCTATTTGATATTGCTGGCGACATTGTTGAACGCTCGCACATTAATAACCTAGAAATCACATTAGCTGGTGGGAACACTATTTACTTAAAGGGTTCTGACCGGCCCGATAGTCTTCGTGGGGTGTCATTAAAGCACCTAGTCCTAGACGAATACGCTTTTATGAAGCCAGATGTCTTTGAAACGATCCTAAGACCCGCCCTGGCTGACCGGAAGGGGAGTGCGATCTTCATTGGTACGCCTGAAGGCCGTAATCACTTCCACGATGCCTACGTTGGGGCCGACACTTGGGAGGATTGGAGCAATTTCCACTTTACTAGCTTCGATAATCCCCTTGTTGACCCCAAAGAAATCGAACATGCGCGCCAAACCCTACCTGCTTACGCTTTTCAGCAGGAATTTATGGCCTCTTTTGACGCCAGAACCGGCTCAATGTTCAACACGGACGAATTTATTTTCCATGATGACTCAAGCAAGGAGATTGGTGACCACTATATCTCTATTGACTTGGCTGGCTTTAAGTCTCAAGGCCAACGGAAGGCTAAGAAGCGCGATAACTCTGCAATTGCAGTAACAAAAGTAACCCCGGACGGCAGATGGTGGGTAGAAGACATCATTTATGGCCAATGGGGGCTGGATGAAACGTGCCAAAAGATATTCGACGCAGTAGAAAAGTACAAACCTATAAAGGTGGGGATGGAAAGGGGCATAGCTCAACAAGCAGTAATGTCTCCAATGTCCGACCTGATGAGAAGACGTGGACGGTTGTTCCGCGTGGAGCTTCTTACACACGGAAACCAAAAGAAAGATGACCGCATAGCATGGGCATTGGCTGGCCGCTTTGAAAATGGCCTGATCTCTTTAAAGAAGGGTAACTGGAACACTGACTTCTTAGATGAAGCGGCTAACTTCCCCTCTACTCTTGTCCATGACGACTTAATTGACGCCTTGAGCTACTGCGACCAGATGGCACAGATCGCTTATCTGGATGGCATTGAGCTTGATGACGAATGGGAGCCGTTAGATGCGGCGGTAGGATTCTAAATGGCTGAACTAGAACACATCGGTATAGAGGCTGGCCTAACTGAGTGGGTAGAAACCTTAACTCAGGAGTGGCGCGACCATTACGACACTAACTTTGCTGACAAGCATGATGAATACTACAGACTCTGGCGTGGTATCTGGGCTGAAGGCGATAAAACCCGTCAGTCAGAGCGATCTAAGATCATTGCCCCTGCCTTACAGCAGGCAGTTGAGAGTGCCGTAGCAGAAATAGAGACCGCTTCATTTAGTCAGGCATTTATGTTTGATATTGAAGAGGGTTCAAAGACTCCACCCCCACCTCCTCAAGGTCAACCTCCTCAGATGATACCCCCCGAGGCCATGCAGGGGATGGGTGGTGGCCCACAACAGCCACAAAATCAACCAACAGCCCAAGAGTCAATGCTTGTAAGAGAGCAATTGCACAAAGACATTGACCGAGCTAACTATAGAGCGGCTATTGGAGAGGTTTTAATCAACGCCGCCGTCTATGGAACGGGCATTGGTGAGCTGTCAGTTGAAGACTCAAAGGAGTATGTACCCAGCACCCAGCCATTAGAGGGCATGCCAGTAGAAGCTAGCCTTGTTGAGTATGGTGTGCAGGCAAAAGACCGGCCACTGATTAAGCTGACTCCTATACAGCCTAAAAACTTCTTGATTGACCCCAATGCTACTTGTGTGACCAGTGCTATGGGTGTCTGTATTGAGGAGTTTGTTGGGATACACACAATTGAACAGCTACAAGAGGCTGGTGTTTACCGTGATGTAGATATTACACCGGATGCCAGTGACCCAGGTATTGATGCTGACTCTGAAATAAGCTCTCAGCCCGTTAGAGAGATAAGAGTTAAGCGGTATTACGGGTTAGTGCCTACTGACTTGTTAAAGGAAGAGGGCGTTGACTCAGAAGACCTAGAAGACGGCAAGTACACAGAGGCCGTTATTGTCATTGCCAATGGTGACATCCTCAAGGCACAGGCAAATCCCTATATGTGTCAGGATCGGCCAATTGTCGCCTTCCCTTGGGACGTAGTACCCAGCCGGTTTTGGGGTCGTGGTGTCTGTGAGAAGGGCTACATGTCCCAGAAGGCATTAGACGCCGAAATGCGCGCTCGCATTGATGCACTCGCCTTGACGACTCACCCAATGATGGCGGTAGACGCAACCCGAATCCCAAGAGGGGACAAATTCGAGGTACGTCCCGGCAAGATGATCCTAACCAACGGCTCACCACAAGAGTCAATCATGCCCTTTAAGTTTGGGCAGGTAGATCAGATCAGTTTTAACCAAGCTCAGAACCTACAGATGATGGTTCAGCAGGCCACTGGCTCACAGGACGCCGCTGAGATGGCGAAGGGGCCGTCAAGCGACACAACCGCCGCCGGTATCTCAATGAGCATGGGCGCAGTAATGAAGCGCCAGAGAAGGACGCTGGTTAATTTCCAAGAATCCTTTTTCAAGCCATTAATCAAGAAGACTGCTTGGCGTTATATGCAGTTTGATCCAGAGAAGTATCCATCAAAGGATTATCACTTCACTGTTATCTCTAGTTTGGGCGTTATTGCTAGGGAGTATGAGGTTCAGCAGTTAGCTCAGATCTTACAGGTGGTGCCACCACAGTCTCCTATTCATGGAGCCATGGTTAAGGCCATCATTGAACACATGAACGTGACTTCAAAAGAGAAGTTACTAGAAGTTGTAGATCAAGCTAGTCAGCCCAACCCTCAAGCCCAGCAAATGCAACAGCAACAGGCCCAAGCGCAGATGCAATTACAGCAAGCACAGACTGCTGTACTCATGGCGCAGGCAGAAGAGGCTAAAGGACGTGCGGCCAAGTACGCAACCGAAGTTGACTTGATGCCTAAAGAAGCGGCCATGAAGTATTCGGATATGGACAAGGACGGCAAGATCGATGTCGACTTTGAGAAGAAGATCCAGCTAGCTCAGATGTTAATGCAAGAAGACAAATGGCAGGTCGAGAAAGAAGAGCGCAATCAGGCTATGCAAGGCGCTCAGCAAGAGCAACAGCGCAAGGCCCAAGAGCAAGAAGCGTTACAGCAGATGATTCGTCAAGGCGACGATATGTTAGGTAGTGTCCAGATTAGTGAGGAGCCACCACTGCAATGAGCGATTTCAGTCTTTATGAAATTATCCAGATTGTTAAGCAAGAGATAAATAAATCTCAGATTGGCAATGTCAAAAGAATCACAGGCCCAGCAGGTGAGAAGGGCGCTACTGGAGAACCCGGTGGCCCCGGTATTCAAGGGCCGCGTGGTGATAAAGGCCCAGCGGGGCCAGTAGGCCCACAGGGTAACCAGGGTAAAAAAGGTGACAAGGGAGTTAAGGGTGATGACGGCACTGATGGTGTTGGCGTTGCTCGCATTGAGCAGGATCTTGATGACTCCATAATCATGCACATGACAGATGGCAATAGCTATGTCATCGAAATGCCCATCCTTGATAAGCAAGGCAACCCTACAGAGGTTCACTACAAAGCCGCAGGTGGCGGTGGTGGCGGTGGGATAGTTGACTTATCAAAGTATGTGAAGCGCCCAACCGATACCCATGATGGAAAGTGGTTAGTTTATAGAGAGCCAGATGGCAGTAACCAAGGCGAGTGGTCTCCAGCTACTACTGATTTAATTTCCACTAACAGCAGTGTGGTGTTCCGTGACTCCAAGGGACGCTTTAAGTCTGCTAGTGATGTACCTGAGTTAAACAACCAGCTAGAGGTTAACCGATTTCTTTGGAACGCCATTGAGGGGTTGCTGGAAGAGCCAGAGGCACCGGAGCCTCCAGAAGACAGGCTACCTATCTATGCTGAAGATGAGCCAGCAGAGTACCCATACGCAGAGGACGATGAGCCTAATGAGTTAGAGGTCGGCGATCAGTGGTACAAGGTTGAAGACCCAGACT